TGAACATAGTGAGGACGTAATGATCACAGTGATAGGACCAGACTCGATCAAAATTCAAGCCTTACAAAATGCATATAAAAAGGGCGCTAAAGTGGCTCGTAGTAATGTGGCGATTGATACAGTAAACGCTGAAATGGGTGTCGGCGATTGGCAGACATTTAATATTGAACTAGTGGAGGTGGTTTAGGATGGCTTGGGAACTAGTAGATAGCAATAGTTTCAGTACCACGTATTCAACCGCGTTTAACTTAGTGAGAAATGGCGGATCTACAAGTTTTATTGTACTAACTACATCAGGACCGGAAAAAAGCATCACTCTAGATTTCCAAAAATACCGTTATCGACTTCGTGTGTTGATTTATGACCTTCAAGGTAGGGTGAAGTCAACAACACTGACTTATAAAGGGACAACATCTGCATATAAATCGGGGAATGATGTGACGTTTGATAAAAGCGATGATTTAAGTGGATTTTCCATAGTTACAGATACCAATGGTGGTCCTAACTTATCCTTCACGACAATCATTGAACGGATTTCCCTAGCAAACGGCAAACTAAAAGACCAAGCACCAGGAACGGTTATTAATTTTGCTGGCAGCGATTGGACATTACTTGATCCAGCGAAAGGCTATCTGTTCAAAAATGCAGACATTGGTTCACGGGTATTTGATTACATGCAAGGTGGGCGATTCGATCCTATGCGTCCACAAAGCATTGCAAATCATCTCAACACAACGTGGCTTGACTCAATTGACGCAAAGTCTCGTAACGTGATTCAAGAAAAGTCATGGATTCGCGATGATTATGCAGAAACTGTTAACGCAAAAGTGGGTTTAATTTCGTATCAAGAGTTTGTACAGTATAAATCACTAATCCAAAAACCTGTCAGTCAAAGCGAGTCAACTGCTTGGACTATTTCGACATATAGGCATGAACCCAATACTACGTGGTCTATTAGGTATAATGACATGACATTAGTCACTCAATCAACTACTGCAGGGGCAGCTTCAATGCACCCGACAGTGTATATCAATCCTGATCTATATTTAGTTGACGGGACTGTTATTTATAACACAATACCAACAGTATCGCTTATATCACCAAGTAATAATCAAATCTTGCATGAAAATGACATACTCAATATTTCGGGTGAAGCTTATGACGCAAACAAAGATCAATCTGTCACAGTGTTTTATCAGATTAATAGTGAGCAACGAAAAGTCTTAGCAATCAACGCCAGTCTGACTCAAATTACATTATCAAAGCAGCTCACGTTTAAAAATGGGAAAATTTACGATGGTGAAGTAGCTCTTACTGGTACACTTGCCGAAGGAGTACCGCATACATTAAAAGTTTGGGCAGTAGACAGTGAAAACGGTCAATCAGCTACTATTGAACGTACGTTTTATGTTGTTCCTAATCGAGCACCTTTACTATCTGTTGATGCGGTTGTACCTTCAGGAGTTGTTGATGCTGATAAATTTAAGGTCACTGGCAATGCATCTGATCAGGACGCAAATTCGAGTTTAAAGGTGACAAGAAAAATTAACTCTACCAACCCTGTTGAAATCTATAGTGGTCCAGGCGGTGCTTGGGAATTTGATGTATCACTTGCTCAACTGGTAGTTGGCGATAATACTATTATTGTAGAAGTAATAGACAATTACGGAGCTAAAACAAGTAAAACCATAAAACTTAAAAAAAATGAAGT